ATCCTCTCGATCATCTCGGCGAACCCGAGCGTCGTGACCATCGACCTACAGGCTGGCGCCACGGTGGATGCCGCGCGCCTCCCAGCTGGCGTAACGGTCGAGCCGTGGGCAGAGGACTGGAGCGAGGGCCTCGACGCGAACGGCACTCTGGTCGTGCGTTTCCGCGCATAGTGCGCTAGTATCGGGCCATCGGATGGGGGTCTGATGAGCGCAGAAACACCGACGGCATGGACGCAGAAGCTGGTCCCAGTGCCTGTGTGGGCGCTGCTTATGCTCGGCGCAGCGATGGCCGGCGGCGGCGGTATCCTCGGCATGTCCCAGGCAGAAGCCTCGAGCGTGCCTGACCCAGCGCAGATCGAGCAGATCCTCTCCGGCCAGCGTCGGATCGAGGGTCGCCTCGACGCCATCGAGCGCCAGCTGGCGACAGTCGCCGCGATGGCTCACACGCACACTGGAGTGATCAATGCCCCTATCCCCTGACGAGATCGTGAAGCTCCCGACCGAGGTCATGGACCTGATCGCAGCGATCAAGGAAGCCCGCGCCGTGGATGGCGACGGAGGCGCGAAGATCACGCGCGCCGAGAAGAAGCTCCTCCTCACGAAGGCCGCGCGTCTCGTGTGGCTCCTCACCACTGACGCGCTCGACTAGGAGGCCCCATGCCCGCTCTCGATCTCTCTGGAGTCACCCAGTACCCTTACGTCTCCAGCACCACGACGCCGGGCACCTCGGGGCTCTGCCGGATCATTCTGCTCCCCACGAACGTGAGCCTACAGATCACGCTCCACAACCGCGACAAGGCATCGAAGGGGCTGGCGTTCTCGTATGACCAGACTCTGACGGACGGCGGCGCGATGCCCGCCACGTACTTCTCGGTGTCGGACCCGATCCACATCAAGTGCAGCAAGAACCGGATCAGCGGGTTCTCGAACGTCACGCAGGTGGCGGTCTTTTCGCCGTCGCACACGGCGGTGAACTGCGAGATCCTCATCGAAGAGGACGGCATCTGATGGAGCCGATCCACGTCGAGGAGCCGGCCGGCGAGGTCGTGCCCACGGCGCAGACGCCGGAGAAGGACGCGATCGTCGCCAGCGTGACCGACGATGCTCTCGTCATGGCGCACGAGGCACAGGCCGCGACGCCGTCGCCCGAGGAGATCGTCACGATCGCCAAGGGCGCCGAGGACGGCGGGATGATCGGCGTGGTCCTTGCCGTCGTGGCGGTCCTCGGTGGCGGTGCGGGCTGGAAGTTCTACAGCCAGTCCAGCAAGCAGAAGGCCGAGCTCGCCAACAAGCAGGCCGAGCAGGCGCACGAGCTGGCGATGGCCGAGCTGAACGCGAAGATGCAGGGGCCTACGTCCAGCCCTCCGCAGTGCATCGCAGCGCACACGTCGCTCGAGGCGCGGATCGCAGCAGTCGAGGCCAAAGCCTCGCGCATGACCTTGCCCGACTTTCCCGACGACTTCGACGCAGAGATGCTGATCGCGCGCGTCGAGAAGCTCGAGAAGGCAGCGAAGGCCAAGCCCAAGCCCGCAGGGAGGAAGCCGTGAACCTGTCCGAGCATTTCACCTTTGATGAACTGACCCGCACTGGGCAGACGGCGCTCCAAGTGAAGAACCACGAGGAGGCGCAAGCGTGCATGGGCGCGCTCACGGCGCTTGCGGTCACGATCCTCGAGCCGATCCGTGCGAAGTACGGCCCGATCAAGGTTAACAGCGCGTTCCGCGGTCCTGCCGTGAACACGGCCGTCGGTGGGAGTAAGACCTCGCAGCACATGAGTGGGCAGGCCGCGGACATCGTCGTGCCAGGCGTTGCGCTTGAGGTCGTATTCGCGTGGATCGTGAAGGAGAGCGGGCTTCCGTTCGGACAGGCGATCCTCGAAGGCCCAGGCGGCAAGGTGTCGTGGATCCACATCAGTCTTGGCGAGCCTTGGCGTGCGAAGGACAAGTCGCGTCAGGCGCTCACCTGGGACGGCAAGACCTACGCGCCGTGGAAGGGCTAGACGTTTCGTGTGCGGTCGAGGTCGGCGAGGTGCTGTCCATCGCCGACCCACGACTGCACGACTGCGCGTGGCCCGAGGGCCTTACATTGACTGCCCATGTCATCGAGGTGGACCCCGTCGTGGTGCGCGTGCGTGTGACCACGCATAGGCTTTGCATCGAGGCCGACGACGAGGCCGCACAGGTCCGTCGCGTCTGGCGTCGTGCCGTCGCAAAGGCGCGTCAGGCGTGGGGACCAGAGTTCACGGTCGAGACAGTCCGCGGTGACTGCTCGGCCGACGTGCGCTCTGCTGACGTTGACGTAGTCGAGACACGATAGCGGACAGCACGCACACTGCGACACGAGAGAGCAGCTGCACCATCGCGCCGACGAGCAGCACGATGGTCGCGACGGTTAGCCACGCGATCACTATTCGACCAGATGCGCGAAGAGCGGCCCGAGCGTGAACCGGATGCGCGCCCTCGCGATCTTGGCGTACTCGGGCGACAGTTCGCACCCGATGAAGCGCATGCCTTCAAGCATCGCCGCGCGCCCAGTTGAGCCGGACCCCGTGAACGGATCAAGCACGAGGCCACCGGGAGGCGTGACCATCCGCACGAGGTAGCGCATGAGGTCGGTGGGCTTCACTGTCGGATGCACGTTCTTCGGCACGTCTCCGATCATCTCGTCGCGGTCCTCTCCGCTCGCCTTCGCAGTGTAGAAGTACCGTGCCGCGTCGCGTAGGCCCTCGGTCGCCTCGTCGCTGCCGTCGTGGAGGACGTTGGCTGGCCAGCGGCCTTGAACAGGTCTTGCCGTTCCACCGTTGCGCGACAGGCCGCCTTCGTACAGGTGAGAGCCACCTCCTCCCCATCCTACGACATCCTCTCCAACGCGACACCCATCCACATTGATCGCTCCCGTACCGTACCGCAGCACGTTCGCCGCGACGGTCCCGGCCAGAGGCTTCCGCGCCATGCAGATCGGCTCATGCGCTGGCTTAAGGGCAGTGCCCCAGCCGGACCATCGGCGGGCGTCGTCGGTGGCGGGGGAGGTGACTGATGCTATCGCGCCATCAGCGTGTCCTCCGTAGCATCCGTTCCCACCGATACCATAGGCAGGTCGACTTGATATGACCTCCCGCTCCGCTCCCGCCGCCTTGTCGATCGCCTTGGACACGTCGAGCGACTTCGGGAACCCGCTCCCGTAAAGCCACATGATCTGGTCGCGCACGTCGAACCCGGCGTCCTCGATGGCGCACGCCATGCGGTGATAGGTGCGCGACCCCGAGAAGGCGAGCAGGTGCCCGCCGGGCTTCAGCACCCGCAGGGCCTGCCGCCATACCTCGATGTCATACGCGATCCCGCTCGCGTCCCACTTTCGACCCATGAAGCCGAGTTCGTAGGGCGGGTCGCACACGACCGCATCCACGCTATCGGCTTCGAGCGTGGCCATGCTCTCGCGACAGTCGCCGACTAGGATGCGCGCCCTCATGGGTTGACCTTCGCGTGGTACGCCGCGCGCATCTGCCGGTTCTCCTCGCGTACCTGCTCCAGCGCCGCGAGGCCCTCGGCCAGCACCTCACCGGGCGTAACGCCCTGATGCTCTGGGTTAGCGCAGCGCCATGCAAGGCGACGGAGAGCGGACTGTGCCCGGTCGATCGCCGGGCAAGTATGACCGGGGGGCTTCAACGCTCACTCCGCATCGCCACGTCGATCAGGCTCGCGACCTGGGCGCGGTCCATGTTCTCGGTCGGCTCCACTTTAGTGTATGCACTATTCACGTCCACGAGGCCCATAGCGACGGCGGCGCCCTCGGCCTGACGCTGCGCGTCCTCGAGCGACGACGCCCGGCCACGCTGGTCTGTGATCGGGTCGCGGGTCATCAACTCCCACGAGTAATGACCGGCGACGCTCTGGTTGACGATGAGGTGCGCCCCGTCACGAAGGGAGTGCGTCCAGGCGATGTGCGTCGTCGGCTTGCTGATGGCGATCACGGTCCAGTCAAGGATTGGCATCGGATGCTCCGGACAGAAGGTGATGGATGCTGCGCGTCAGCAGCACGTCGTTGAGGCAGTAAGCGGTGATCTCGGCCTTCTTCCCGGCGAGCCACATCGGATGGACCTCGGAACCGTGACCGGTCTTGCCCTCGAGGCCGAGCAGCTCGGAGAGGTCCGCGAGGCTCACGCGTTCACGCGCGGGGAAGGCCATGAACATCGTGTCGGTGACCATCTTGCGATGCTCTGCGTTCACGTCGTGGAACCACGCCGCGAGATTGTGCCGCAACCTTGCGGCGGCAAGGTGCAGTCGAGGCAGGTCGAAGCCGAGGACGTTGTGCCCGACGACGTGCGCAGCCCATGCATTGTGCTCACGCAGCCACCACTCCAGCTCAGTCAGCATACGGCGCTCGTTGTCGTCATCGGTTCCGCCGAGGAAGGTCATGCCGCGCACCTCTCGGCCGTCATCGAGGGCGACACCGATGCACGCGATGCGCGACACGCGCCAGTCGAGGGCCGAGCGTCCCCACTCACGGTCGAAGTTCTCCTCGACCCATGCGTTGATCGTGTCGGGCTTCTTGTGGGTCGCCGGCACCTTCGAGCGCACGTAGGCGATCTGCCGGTCGCGCGACCATGCCAGCGGCGGGAGCGTCTCGATGTCGATGTAGAGGTGCATTACTTCTCCTCGAGGTAGGGCGCGACGAACATGCCGATCGGCCCGAGCGTGAGAGACATGAGAGCCATCGGGACGTCACCCGCCCAGGCGAACAGGCCGAAGAAGATGGCGGCGACGATGGGGGACAGAGCGTAGACGGTAGAGGACATGGGATCTCCTTAAACGTAGGTTGGTGGATTAGAACGGGATGTCGTCGTCGCCCGGCGGGGGAGCGCCACGCATCTCGGCCTCAAGGTGACCGCCGGGGATCGGTGCCTGTGCCGGCGGGGCCTTGAACTTCCAGATCACGCCAGAGCAGTTCTTGTCCTTGCACTTGAAGTCCGGCGCCTTCGGGTTGGTCTTTCGCTCGCGGTTGTCCCACATCTGTCCACCGCACTCGGGGCAGTCGGTCGAGCGATGGTAGGACTCGACGGTGGCGCCAGGCGCCAGACGATCGGCCACGCGCTTCGCGGTCGCGTCGAGGCGAGCCTTCACGTCAGGCGGCGGAACGACCGGCTCCTCGCGGGTGTACTCCGCACGCGCCGTCTGCGGACGAGGCGCCATGCTGGCGGTACGCACGGGCTGGCTCGCGGCCTCGCCATCGTCGTCGTCGCTGACCACGCCCACGACGGATGCGAGCGTGTAGCGGCGCAGGTAGGTGAGGATCGACCCGACTACCTGCGGGTTCTCCTGGGCGGGACGCACCCCGATCGTGCTTCCGATGTACTGCCCGCTGGAGTGCATGAGCGTCGTGGTGAGCGTCACGTGTCCGGCCTCGTCGCGGCCGGGCAACTGCGTGACGGAGAGGCCGTGCTTCGCGAGGGGACCGCGACACGCGTCCATGATGGAAGCGAGGTCTGCGTAGCGCGTTTCGAAGTGCGGGTTCGTGGCGTCCTTGCTGGCGGCGTTCATCTCGCCCTGCGCGGCGGCGAGGGCCTTTGCCAGCTCGCCGAGGTTCTCACTCTGGTACATCGTCTTCCTTCGTCGGGGGGTTGACGACCCGACACCCACATACTATGAATGGGTTCACGGAACGTCAACCCGTGGAGAGAGAAAAATGGGATCGCTCGCAGACAGACGTAAAGCCGCCGGGCTCACGCAAGCGCAGCTCGCTGCCCTCGTGGGCGTCGGGATCAGCGCCATCAAGGCATACGAAAACGGTCGCCGCCGGCCGGCCGCTCGCGTGATCATCGAACTCTACAAAGCCCTCGGCCTCACGTCGAAGGACATCGCCGAGCTCTACATGACCGAAGGAGGTGGACAGTGAGCGATACGATGGAACTGCGCCTCGTGCTTGATCGCATCATCACGCGCATGGAGACGGCAGAGCGCGCACTCGCTTACGAGAAGGCACGGCACGCGGAATGCGAGCGAAAGATGCTGGAGTTCGCCGCACGCGCGGCTACGGCCGAGACTCGACTCGATGGCGTGCTTCGCTTCGGCCCCGGCATCCTTGAGGTGAAGCCATGATCGAGCGCAACTACACCATCCTCCTCGAGCCGCGCGGCAAGGGCCGTCCCGTGTTCACACGCGCGACCGGGAGCGCCCGCACGCCGGAGACTACCCGTGCGTGGGAGCATGAGGCCGCGCACCAGCTGCGCGAGCAGCACGAGGACGTGCCGTGCGACGAGACGAGCCCGCTGTGGGAGGCCGAGATCCGCGCCTATCATCCGCGCCCCAAGACCCGCCCGGCCTACATCGAGCGCGCGCTTTGGGGTCTGCCCGAGTACCGTCTCCCGGCGACCTCGCGGCACGACCTCGACAACGTCGTGAAGATCACCCTCGACGCGATGCAGATCGCACGCGTGGTCCTAAATGACCGATGCATCGTCAGCATTGCCGCGTCCTCTTGGTTCGTGTGGGGCAACGAGCCCCCGCGTGTCGAGGTCACCATGCGCGAGGTGCAGCCATGAGCAAAAACGTGGTTTACTACGGCCCTGCGTTCCTCGAGAGCCTTAAGCGAGAGGTCGAGAACGAGAACATCGCGCAGTCCTACGATACGGGCCGCGACCTGGAGCGCGCCGCCGTCCTCGACCTGCTAGATCGCGAGTTGGAGATCGCCGAGGTGCATGACCTGCTCGTCGGTACGGTGCGGCTGCGGCAGCTCCGAGACATCATCGAACGCGGCGAGCACCTGGAGAAGAAGCCGTGAGCATCACCTACTGCATCGACCCGCGCTGCACGACGAGCCAGCGGTGTTGGCGAGAAGCGAACGAACGCTACGGCAACGCGCCAGGGCTGAACTATGGGCCGCGCTGCATCCCCGCGCCACCGTCCGTGGGGCAGACCTACGAGCAGGGCATCGCGGAAGGCGAGCGTCGGGAGCGCGCCGCCGTGGTGGCGTACCTGCGTGGACGTCCCGGCTACGGGCCTATTGCAGATGCTATCGAACACGGCGAGCACCGCAGCGAGGAGGGGGCATGACCAAGCCCCGCAAGCACCCCGCCAAGGAAGAGCGCAACCGAAAGCGTGTGTACGAGGCCGAACAGGAAGCCATGCGAGAGGCTCTGAAGGGTCTGGTTGTTGAGCGCGGCGAGCACCGCCGCGAGGAGGAGTCATGAACGCACACATCATGCTTTTCGCCAACATCATCGCGTGGTCCGCGTTCATATTTGCGACCCTGCGTGTCCTTATTGTGTTCCACGCTGACCTAAACGAGTTCAGGGACAACCCGCACGCTCCTGTCACTCCGCGCAGGGCCAAGGCATTCTTGCACTCCATTGTGCTTGGATTCATAGCGTCGGCGTGGCTCTGCGCCGGGAGGTTCGCATGAACTGCACCCGATGCGGTAAGTCCTCTCGCGTCGTGGACACCCGTCAGCCCGACGACAGCGGCGGCGTCTACAACGGGCGCATCCGCAAGGCCGGCGAGGTGGCCAGCTGGTACACGTCGGACATCGTGGTCCGGCGCCGTGTCTGCGCGGAGAAGCACGAATGGTTCACGGTCGAACTCACGACCGAGGACGTGACTTCGATGGTCGAGGAGGGCAAGCCATGACCAGCGAGATCGAGCCGGGCCTCGTGCTGCTCTGGATCATGGAGCGCATGGACGGCGTGTCCATCGAGTACATCGCGAACCGTGAGCGGATGAACGTCCGACGCGTGCGGCGCACGC